ACATCATCATATTCACTGGCGGATGATGCACCAGATTTCGATTCACTAGAATCATCGGATTTTTCTTCGCTACCAGAACCATCAGTTTCTGTTGCAGTCAGATCAAAGTCTGGCATTTCAATCTCTTGATCAAAATCACCAAAATCATTTTCAGAGTCTGAATCACCATCAGAATCCATATCAGACATCAACACCTGAATGGTTTGAGGTTGCATTTGATATTGTTCTTCCTTGGAATAGCCATAGACTTTTTCAGTCACACGGACAACATCATCCCAAGTTTCGCAGGCATTGACCTTATTCAAAAGAGCAGTTTCTTCGGCATTAAAAGAAATGCCAAGACTAACACCACCTTTAGTATAAAGATTCAAACGATCAATAAAAGGCAATGTGTTAACATCACGATCCTTGATGCCAAAAAAATCACGATCAAGTAATTCTTGATAGCCTTGAATGAAGGACCGCTTGATGCCAGGATAACGGCGTTTGATTTTCTTTTCAATACGGGCATCCTCAACCACATTCAAGAATGCTTTGTAGTTACGACCACGCTCAGTCACGGCATCATGCCAACCATCAGGCGGTGTTTCAAGAGCATGACCAGTTTCATGACCAAGCAAAAGATCACGCAACTCATTGGACATTTCTTTCCAGATAGGGCAATACAATGTTCGGGTTTTAGGATCGAACATTGCAGTAGAAATCTTTTGGTGAACAATATTGAGGTTTTCAGTAGCCATCAACTTGGCCAAAAGATTTTTAGATTCTAGAGAATAATTCATTTGGTTTCTCACTCAACAGAAACAATTGTAGCGGAGGTTGCCCGTTTTGTCAAGTAGTCTTCCAAATCTTTTTGATAGGTGTTGTCGGAAAACAACGCATCAAGAATGCATTGCAAACCATGGTATTCAATAGCCATTTTCACATCCATCATACTGAAGTGAAAACGCATTTCTTCCTGTTCGGCAAAATCATTTAGCATATAAACCTCGACTTGATAGAATCATTATACCAAATGAACCCACCAAAGTCAAGTTTTTTGCAGTCTTTTTCCTATGTTGTTGTAAAAATACAACAAGAAACAAAAGTATTACTTTTTAGGCTTGTAGAAAATGAACACCGGTTCATATTTCAACCACATACCATTCACCTTGCAAAAGTTTTTCGCCTTGGGCAAACCAGTCTCTGTATCTATGCGATTACCACCTGGCATTTGTGCAAGTGACATTTTTAATTTACCTTTGTACTCCATGCCAAGTGAAGTGAGAATGTCAATCGAATCTTGTTCAAGTGGTAGCATGTCGCCATCGAATACTGCATCAGCAATATTCCACAAGAGATATCGATCTTCTCGCAACCATTCGACAGCAGTTTCTAGTGTCTTGCGTAGAAATCCATCACGCCACAAATCATATTGAGAAAACTTCTTGTATGATTGTTCTTCGTCTTCTGAATATGCTTCTTTCGCAAAGTATGGTGGTGATGTGAACACCAAGTCAAGTTGACCTTTATACTTTTGAAAATTAGGATCATTGTGAATTTCTTCTGACCCATGCTGAAACATTTCATAGGTATGTGTCTTAGGAAACAATCCATTTGCACGATATGTTTTTGTATTAAAGAAGTCAGCAAATTCATGATACTTGGTACGACCAGGCGAGGTATTGTGGTCTGTGTTTGGATCAGTGCCAATGTAATGAATGTTTCGATTGTCATCAACACTCATTGCACCAAGTAAGCGACCACCCCAACCAGAAGATGGATCATAAATGTTAATTTGTTCTTGTGTCTTGAAGTGTTCAGTAAAACGCTCATACAAAAACTTTGCAGTCAATGGTGGAAAGTTAACTGCATATTGGCAGAACGAAACACGAAACGCTTTCAAACCAACAGGAAAAACTTTCTGCCCTAACTTGAATGGGCGAATCTGATAGACTGTAGATTTCTCATAGTCAACATTCGTTTTGCACTTGTCAGGTATGTTAAGAGATTCAATTTGATCCTTATTCAAATTGAGAAATTTTACATTCTTCAATTCTTCATTGTAACCAGTATACTCTTTGTCTTCTGCAACACCGCACAACCAATAATCATATTCACCATATGCACGAAAACGATTTTCGAATTCATTGACCCAATCAGTTGCAGAGTCGGTCACCGGTAACTTATTGTAGAATTCTTTATCGTTCGAACGAACAGGCGCAGAATAGTGATAGAAAGAATCACGTTTGAAATGTCTGCTGGCATAAGTGACAAATGTATCAAGCAAATCATCACGAACAAAGTAATCATAAATTGATTTGCCTTTGTTCACATCTTTAGTGTAGTTGATGCGTGTTTTCATCATGGTAGGAAACCATTGATTGACTGCGTTACCCACAACACTTGTATTACGAATCACATCATATTCTTCCGTCAATTCATCTTTGACTAGAAACTTGTGAACAGGAAAAGAAGTCATGTCATTAAATTGATCAATGATTTCAATCTCATTGTATCCGACTCTAGGCGGCTGACCCTTTTCATCCCAAAGGCGCACAACTTCTTTACGCATATCAATAACCCATTGACGAAACTCGTCTTTGGTCATCCAAAGCAATTCTTCAAATGTTTTATTGACTTGCGACTCAATTAACTCTGTGTTTTTTTCGTAAAAATACTTCATATTAAAATGCTACATTCCAAAACAGAACATCGCCTTTCTGTTTGTTTATCTTATACCAATCAATCATTGGTTGCCAACCTTTGGCATCATATGTAGGCGCTGATGGAAAAGGCGGTAACTCGTTTATTTTAGCAGGTTTATCAAACTTGTATGGCGAAACATGATGTATTGCCCTGCCGATTTCTCTGGGTTTCATATTGTGCCCAACTTGAACAACATGAATCTCAGCGTCAGGAAATGCCAACTGTAGTCCTCTGCTCATTGTGCCAGATGAACCAACAGACCAAACTTCTTTTGGTTTGACTGGCAGACTTCTAGCAACTTTAATAATTGAGGCAAGCACAGTTTCATGTTCAAGACCTAATGGCAAAACTCTACGATGTATTGGGTCTTCTGCGGTATACTTCTTCGCATGTGCTTGTGTCACATTCAACATACCCATCTTAACCCAATGATATTTTGTGCCTAGTTCAATACCTCTTTGTTGATACGGATGCAACTTGTCCATGCTTCGTTCAGCCATAAACAAAACCGCTTCTTTATTATATCGTTTACATACAACTGGCAAACTGATTTGAGCATAGCCTGTTGCAGGACAAGAGCCAAAGACCCATTCTTTTACTTCTTTATTTTCTGGTGCATGACCAATGAAGTAATCAACGAAACGAATTTTACTTCCATATTGCAATAGATCATCACGAACAACATGAATGCCGTTGTGCATTTCAATGACTGGCGCAGGATTAGGGTCTTGCCAATCACCAATCAATTCAAGATATCGTTCAGGTGATAATTCTGTCATGTAATACTTTCTCTGTTTCAATATCAACCACTAGATGAATTCGCTCATCGCTACCACCATTTATTGCCATGTGTGCTTTTCTCGTATCAAGAAACCAACATTCATTTTTACTCATATGAATCTTTTGAGGATTGCCTTTAGTATCCCATACAGTAAACATTACATCATCGTTTGTCTTGATCGGAAAGTGCAATCGTGCAACTTTACCAAGAGAACCACCAGAATCAGGATCAACTTGATCTGTGTGTCGCTCTAATTCACCACCACCCGGTTTCAATCGCATAAAACGAACACGATGAATTTTATCACCAAACTCACTCAGCAATTGACGCACTTCTGGAAACTCAGCGAACAAAGGCGTGTCTTGTAATTTGAAGTCAATGTCTTTGTGTTTTTCTTTCCAATCATCGCTCATTTCAATTGGCTTAGTAATGAACGATGGATCGTTTGTATAACCACGCAATGACAATGCACCCCAAGATTTATCTTTGTTGTAGTTGCTATAGTGATTTGTGAACGCAGGAAGATTCTGTAGCTTATTATAAATTTTTTCAATCAAAACATCATTCACCGAACCGATCTTTTTGATTGATGCATACTCTGCTTTGTCTACAGTAGGAAACTGTCGTTGTTCGCCTTTGTAATAGATTGCATAGATTTCGCCATACGTTGTAATCTTAGGACCAACATAACAGAATCCAACATCTTCTGCAAACTTACAATGATCTTTGTTCTCTGCCCAAACGTAGAGCCAAAAACCTTTACCATTCAAAACATCAATCTGTTTCTTAATAGTATCAAGATTACCTAGAAGTTTTCCAATCGTAACATCACCAGAAAGTTTTTTTGCAATGAATGTGTTACCATGCATACTGATGTTTGACGATGTTTTACTCACAACAACTTCCATCATCGCATCATTCGTGACAATCAGATTGCCTTTATGCAATGATTCTGCAATGTTGTTCTTCTTGAACTTAGCAAATGGAGACAATGTGTATGCGTTGTATTCTGCATACTTTGATTCCAACTCTTTCAAATAATCTAAATCGTAACCATGTTGCCAAGGCTTCATTTTTTTCTCCTAACAATTTTCTTAATTCGTTTTTGTTGTTTTTGTCTTGCCATCATCAATGATGCAGGTCCAACATGATCTTCAAAACGAACGCCATTCATATGATCTAATTCGTGCTGAAAGCATCTTGCAGAAAGACCTTCAAGTTTAACACGCTTTAGTTCACCCATTTCAGTATAGAATTCAACTTCAATCCACTTATATCTAGGAATGTGTAAATACAACCCAGGGTATGATAAACAACCTTCAGGTCCTCTCACAATCTCATCTGAATGAGAAAGAATTTTAGGATTGATACATGCAATTTGAAATTGATCTGTGCCGATGACAAACACTCTTTCAAATACACCACATTGATTAGCCGAAAGACCGATACCACCAAACTTACGCATCGTCATTTTAAGCCTATTTACCAATACTGTCAATACATCGCTCGGTAAACTTCCTCGATATTCTGGTATAGATTGCTTCAACATCGGATGATGTTCGTCATATAATGGTAATGGCGATAGTTGTTTTTGTTCTGGCTTTACTATACCTGCGCCAGTATCAATAGTTAAAATATTATTTTCTGTACTCATTTTACAATCCTTGAAAAATTCTTATGCTTTTCAAAGCGAATGATGTTTGCAAATTTATCAAGCAATACATCGCCTTTGTGAGAGATCACAAACAAACTTACATCTTCAAGCATGTGAAGAATCTTCATCAAATCTTCTGTGCCGCTTGCATCTAGGCTTGAATCGAAAATCTCATCAAGAATCAAAAGATTGGTATTGGTTGAGTTTTTCAGTTTAGCAATGGCTCGCCATGTCAACATCAATGCCATATCGATTCTTTGCTTCTCACCTTCAGAGAAGTTAGCATAAGAAAATTCATCACGATAGCGTGATTTAATTGTCTCTTTGAACGATTCATCCAAAGTGAAATTTACAAAGAAATCCAATGATGAAAGATATTTGTTTATCAGTTTGTTGATGATAGGCAAATACTGTTTGATGATCTTGGTTTTGATGCCAGTATCTTTTAATAGATTGCTGGCTACTTCATAGTAAGTTTTGTCATCTATTAACTGCTTTAAATTGCGCTTTAAGTCGTTTAAAGCATCTTTTATAGCGTTTAATTCGGTTGCATCAGAGTCTGATGTACTAACGGCATTTAAGGCATCGATTTGACTTTGCAGTTTGGTGATATACTTTTCAGTCTCAGTAATTGTTGTGTTGTTGGTTGCAATTTTGATTTGCAGTGACTGAATGTATGTTTGTAATTCCGCAATACGATTTAGTTTAGCCTGCTCTTGAAGTAATTTTTCTTCCAGTTGTTTAAGTCCATACTCACATTCGGTTGTCTTTGACAACAATTCTTGTAACTCTGTTTCTTTAAACTCGGCGGCAATGGCTTGCCTACAGGTTGGACAATTATCATTATGTTCAAAGAAACTAATATCTTTGCGAAACTTGGACAAGTTGCTTTCAATTTGCGATTCAAGTTTTGAAAGTTTCTTGACCTTATTCTCAATTTCAATTTTATTTTCCACAACGGCATTGAGGGTCTCAATCTGCCCGGTGGTGGTAGATATTTCTTCAAGAAGGGTTTGTATAGCACTCTGATTACTCTGTATCTCTTCAACATACTCTGCAATCCTATCTTCGTTGTTGCGTTTCAGTTCATCAACATATTCTTTCTTCAGATTGTACTTCTGTTCAAGCAGACCAATCTCATGTTTCTTCTCTGATATATTTTCTTTCGCAATCTGCACTTTGTCTTTTACAATGCCATTCATGCGTGAGAAAATTTGAATGTCAAGCAAGTCTTCAATGATTGCTCTGCGATCTGACGCAGACAACTGCATGAATGGAACGAAAGATGCACTACCAAGAATCACAATTTGTGTGAATGACTTGTAGTTTAATTTGAGAATGATTTTTTCTAAAAGTTCTTGATAGTCTCTAGATGCGGCATCTTGATTGAGTAGTTCGCCGTCTTGAAAAATTTGAAACACATTTGGCTTGATACCACGAACAACTTTGTATGATCTATTATTTGTATCAAATTCAACTTCAACAAGACAATCTTTACCATTGATTGAATTCAACAGTTGTGGCTTATTGATGTTGCGAAATGCTTTACCAAATAATGCAAAGCACAACGCATCAAGCATTGTGCTTTTACCAGAACCATTTTCACCAACAATCAATGTATTTGAGTTTGTGTCTAGTTTTACTTCAATGAAATAGTTACCAGTTGAAAGTAAATTTTTCCAACGAATTGCTCGAAATAAGATCATTCTATAATTTCTTTGTTTATTGCCTCAATGTAGAGTTCTTTCATAAGACTCTTGAGTTTATCAGGAGTTACATCAAGTGTCAAGTTATCAATATACTTATTCAATATGGTAATTGTATCTTCGGCTTGATTCACAATGTCATCATCAATTTCTTCCAAGTTGTCGGTAAAGTTTTCGACAATTGAAATATCAGCCACAGTTGCCTTGTAGAGACTATCAACAATGGTATCAAACAAATATGGGTTTTGTTTGTTCAACACAACAACTTTTACATAGGTATCTTTGAGTTTGGAAAAATCAAAGTTCTTCCAAGTTTCAAATGTTTGTGTGCCATCATCGTATGTAATCTTATTGAACATACGATGTGGATTTTGAATGAATTCAAGTTCTCTTGTATTGGTATCAAACACATGAAAGCCTCGTTCATCATTGTAATCTGCCCATGTCATTTCACCAGGTGTACCAACATACAAAATATTTTTATCGGCTGACTTGTGATGAAAGTGTCCAGACAGCACTATGTCATATCGTCTGAATCTATCTACATCAATACCCTCATGACAGATGTTACCACGATCCATTTCAAAACCAGCAATCTCAAAATGACCGAAACAAATTTGTGAAGTGCTTTTGTTTATTGCATCAAAAATCTCAGCTTCATTTTCGTCACAAATCCATGGCACAACATCTACAGGCACACCATCAAATTCTACAGTTTGAAACTTGTCATATATTACAACATTCTCATAGTCTTTCAACAACAAAGAAGATGAGTTGACTTCAAGAGTGTTCTTATATGAGATATCATGATTACCAAGTATGGTATGCAATGTAATATTATTCGCTTTACAGATATCAAAGAAATATCTGCGTGACAGATAAAGAGAATTGAAATTGATATACTTACGGCGATCAAACAAATCACCCATTTGAAAAATGGTCGTGATATTGTTTTCCTTCATGTATGGAAACAAAATTTCTTGATAAAATTTTCTGTAGTATTCGTGAAACAATAACGAATCATTACGCATTCCAAAGTGCGTATCCCCAAGTATAATCAATTTCATTTTTCAGATACATTCTTAACAAGTTCTGGAGAATGTTGTGGTGGCGAAGGTAGGTTATCTTTGCCTTTCATATTCTCCAATCTTGCAGTTCTTGTCCTCAGTTCACTAGACGAATAAACATGTTGTCTCTTATGATAATGCAATTCAATGTTATTGTCAATACAATATTGCTTGCCAGTAAAATCTCTGTTCAAGTATTCCTCACTCAAAAAACGAATGTCGATTTTTTGAGTCATTAGCAACTGCAACAAATCAAACTCGGTTTCGTATACCAATATTTCATCAACATATTTGCAGGCTTGCAATTGAACGAATCGCTCATAGGCACTCTGAACAGGTTTGTTTTTAATGCCAGGGCGATCAATGGTAGGATCAATCTGAAGGGCAACGATCAAATAGTCGCACAACTGTTTTTCCATTTTCAACATTGTCACATGACCAGCATGTAGCAGATCAAATGAACTACAATTAAATCCAATTTTCATAATTACTCCAATTCGTTAGGAACTTCCAAATCTTCTTCGGCGATGATAAATTTATCAATGCCTTTACTTGCTTTTTCTTTCTTCTTTTTTTTATTTTCTTCAAATGTTTGAATGAACTCGGAAATATTATCATACAGTTGAAACTGTCTCATGTTACCATCTTCATCTTCAAACAAACCACCCTCATCAAGAATACCGAACTGCTCAGTCGCTTTATACTTCACATACAATTGTTTTTTCTCTTTGGTAATTCTACGCAAAAAGGCGAAATAAATGATTTGAGTAAAGTAGGCAAACGGATTCTTTGATTTGTCAGGATCAAAATTTCGAAAATACATCAGACAATTTTCAATGCCATCGGCGATCATTTCATCACGGAAAGAATATGAAATAAAGTTTGGTTTTCGAGAAAGGTGTTCTGCAATCTTCAGAAAACATTCACCAATATAGTTTGGTATTTGAGGGTCTGGTAAATTTTCTTTTTTTGCTGTGACGCAAGCCTCTTTGTACTCAATCAAAGCGGCTAAAAAGTCTGCGTTGTTTACATAGTGTTTTGGATTTTTACTCATGCTATTATCTTTCATTATTACCCGAAAAAACACTTGACAAGTGGGTTCGGTATGTTATTATATCTATGTCCCGGTTGAAAATTAACTATAAGAAATACCTTAGGACCTTAATGAATATTACTGTTCTTCTTTTCTTCAATCGCTTCCTCAAGCATTCTTTCTAACATTTCATTGTGCACACGATTTTCTTGCTCAGATGAATTACCAATGTTTAAATCAAAATTCATTTGTTCAGTTATCATCGTAACAACTTCACCATAATAATCAATCAATCCTTTTTTAGGGTCCATGGTTAAAAGAATATCTTTGTAGGGCACACTTGCAATATTGCTGTCAATCAACTCAACAGGCAACCAAGGAAGAAGAACCATTATTTTACCACCAGCAGGTCCTCTTTTAAATATTAAATGCATAGGATTGTCTAATATTAAATGATGTTCATCTTCTAAGCAATCAGCAACAATGTCTTCACCTGTTTGTAGTCTAACGATTTTTATGTTATCCATTTTTTAGTTCTATGTTGTAAAATTTATAGTTGAACTTTTC